CATCCGTCTCAAAAAGCCCTAAATCGCAACTTTGAGAGATGGATTGACCGCCGGAAAGGTAGAAAACACCGGAGATATTGTCAGTAGCTTCACTTTGAAATTGCACAGAGCAGGCAGCATCACTACTCAGACTGAAGCTTGTAACCCTGAATTTAGTTGCAGCAACAGCGGTGATAAGGTCTGCCGATGCAGTTAAGTCGGCAGAAGCGAATTTAATCTGATCAGAAAACACATCATGAAAAGTGATGTGCCCGTCAGTCGTAGTACCGGTGCCAGTGCCCCGAATGTAGGCATCATTGCCATTAGCATCGCGACCATAAAGCGTCATCAGATAATGCTCAAAAAGATTGTGTTCCTAACATCACCAAAATATGTGGTGAAGCCATATAGAGAAAATGTACCGGATTCAGCCCAGTCGCTTTTGATATCTTCTCTGGTAATAGCTCGTATTCTAACTTTAGCGTCCCCTAAATCTGCTGCCCTGAATTCAGCTTGATTAGTGTAAAAGTACCCCTTATTAATGTAAGAGCCTAAAAGCTTATTAAAAACCTCGACTTCATATCGTTCAACGGTGGAATCTGGCTCATCACCTCCAAATAAAAAACCAGGGATTATTGCATCGCACGTTGAATAAGAAGGAAAGGTAGGCGCTTCCCAGGTAATCGTCATTAATGCTTCTGGATTGGCAGCCATTAATCTGGAGTCCTAAGTGAGAACGAAATAGACTTAGAATTTACTGAAAGTTTGCGGGCCTTCGTATAAGATCTGCCTCCATAATTACCTGATCTCAAGGTTTCATCATCACCACCATTGACGAAGGCAAATTTAGCCTTGTCGTATTTAATGCCAACAACGGAATAAGTACCATCGCTCTCCTCCTTGACCGATTGAACGCGATACATCGGTTCTTGACGGTGTTGTATCCCTGGCACCTCTTTTACTAGAGCCCACATATCCATGGTTGAAGGTTTATCGCCACCGAATCGACCAGAAATAGTAATTGATCCACTCGTTGCTACAGAGCTAACTGCATACTTTTTAGCTACACCGGATTGACCATAAACATAAAGCTGATAGTTGTCATCATAATTTTTGTTAGTCAAATCTCTATCTGTAATGATCGAACTATTAGTAACACCAGTAATACGGCCACCAGATGCAATCGCTGTTTTTAATGGATCTAATATTAAACAGACATCGCCTGGAATCAACATCGCGCCATCAGGGCCTACTCTGAATGAAACGGTGTCAGTAGAAAGTGTATTGGAAGCAAGGGTATATCTACCCATTCGACGTGCTTGTACTTCATCAGTGCAACCCAAAGCACGAATGTTTGTCAAGTTGTATCCGTAACGATCAATAAGCTCAGAGTCCTCGATTAAAGTCTTTCTTTCTTTATAAAACTCAGAGGGCTCGATATAACTTACTTCAACAGCAGTAGATCTGGTTCTACGTGCTGTACCTTCGTATGTAAAACACGGGGACGCGGAGTCTCCCTCAACAGACCCAATCGTATTAGCAGCCGAATAGATCCTAATATCCTCAGTATTAGTGACTTCGTCATCAATCACAATAGTTATAAAACCCCCTGCATAAATTATCTGTGCTTGGAATGTTGAAGCAATACCTCTAAATAACTCCAAGGCGTCTGAGTCTCGATTGATATAGCCGTTAAAAGTAATTTTATTTTCGCTGCAGTATTTAGCCGCTTTTTGGAATGATGCCAAATCAATATCGTCCATACGTATTCCTGCTTGAATATGTTGTTCACCCTTAATGTCATATACACGATGCCCAGCACCATATCTAGGATCAGTCAGTAAACCTAAAAGTACATAAGCAGGATTGCTGCTATATGCGTATTTAATCTGTAGTGAAGAATTGATAGTGGGAACCTTTAGACCCTTAAGACGTACTTGAACTTGGGGGAAACGTGAAAACTCGCCCGCTCTAAATCGTAATGCCAATAGCGAAGAGTACGGGTAGACAAGTTTTTCTGACCATGTGACATCAGCAGAAACCCAAGTAACCCCGCCTTTTACCCATGAGTATTGACGGGAACCAGAATCACCGGTTCTTGTTTCAGGCCCCTTGGCTCCACGTCTGTCCACCCTTGATACTTGAATTGAAATAGGTGTTGTCGCACCTGTAATCGGGAATACAAATTCCTTTAGCTGTGTCGAAGTCTGCTTTTCAATAATGATGTCGTCTTGATTATGTAGGGGAACATCAGGGTTATCGGCACTAAATATTCTGATCACCATATGGGTGGGATTATCACCCCCACCGCCACCTTCTGTTTCGGTGTAATCTCTGTAATTCTGCTCGGATCCATCGCTGTCACTTCTGGTTCGAGATTGATAACAGGGACCAACAGATAAACGAACACGAACAGTATCCGCGTCTTTTTGCGTAAATGTCCGTGTTACTGAGCTATTTGCAATACCATCATCATCTGCGTCATAATCCCCGCCTTGTGGATTAAATGGGGCATTGACATTTATGCTAAATCCAGCCGACTCGACATTGGTAATCTGTTTTTCAGTTTGTGTCCCGTCAGTCAATTCGACATTGGTTAGAACACTGGACTTAGCGATAAGACCATCTAAGTATAAATGCTCCTCGACACCTCCATCTGGGAAACCTGTAATAACCCCCTCGGATACTAGGCCCATAAAAAAGCCTTCATTATCTTTTATATAAGATGCAATGACAGGCATTTTTGATATTAGATATTCACCAAACAACAAAGGAATAGGTGAGCCATTTACAGCAACCGGTGCGGCACCTCCTGAAATTGCGTCGTCAGCATCGCGCCCTTCAGTTTTGTTTCTACCCCCAGTCGGTACTCCAGGTGCAAACAGAGATGCAACTCCCGAAAATAGCAAGCCAATACCAAGGGACATGGTGGCGGTCTGAACCCCAGCAATAAAGCTGCCAGCAATAACGGTTCCAAACCCGGTCATCGCAAATGCAACTAATGCAATACCAGCCAGAATTTGAAGAAATCCTCCAGTCTTGCCACCTAAACCGAAAAAGCTGCCCGTAATGACAGGGACAAGCGTGAAAGATTCACAACCTAATTCCAAGTCGTCATAAGTAATGCCGTCATCTTGGTTGGAAGTGATTATCTGAAAAAAGATGCCCCTCTCATGAGCTGAAGTCAGAAATGTCCTAAAACCAGGCACTAGCTGACACAGTGCCCGTATAGCTTCATTAGGGGTATTAACGGCAAACTTATGTGTGGTGCCGAATCTACGACCAATTTCACCAGCAAACTTGATCTGCATCATCGTCCTAGTACATCCTTAAAAATAGTTGTTCCGGTCTCCGTAGAGAAACGCTCTAATCGATCCTCCTCAACTACGTAAACATAAAAAATAAGCCGTAAGTTTGAGGCGACTAAAAGATCATGCTCACTAAAACCATTATCACCTATTGGATGCGAATGGTAGACAATCTCAGGCAAGTACATTAAATAATCCCTTGCGTCAATAACAAACGAAGTCTCCGGCTCTTCTGAAATATTCTTTAGAGGAATGACCTCAGAACCAAGAACAAAACCACAAGCTTCTTTTGATTCTTCCTTTAGACAAGCTTTTGCGATATCGACATGGAGTTTGGACATGTTTATCTGGCGGTAGGGAATCCACCGAAGCGTAATTTATCGCCCTGGCCGATTGCCTCAAAACGCTCCTTACATTGAGCTAATGTTTTTCCGCACAATTGAAAACTACTGGTATTTTTACAGTCTGGGCCTTTATAAACAAACGGGCAATAATTACTATACATTCGCCTGCGTGGATATCGAATTCCCTCCACGTCAAAAACAGATCCAAGTTCATATACACAGTACTGATTATTTTCTTCCATCTTTCGATTGAACATCCAGATATCCGGCTGAAAATGAGCGGCACGGTTACCACCTGATAACGCGACCCCGTCTACAGATAATAAAAACTTTGCGTAGGTCCGTATCCTAATCAATCTAAATCCCACCAAATCATCGAAAGCATGGTTCAAGTCAGTAAAGACCGCATCCATATTGCTGAATGTGACCTTTGGCTGTGGAAGTTTATTGGAACCTGAAATTTCAAACCCACTAACGCTCATCTGTGTGGGGCTATAGGTCACGTCATTATCAGCGAGGTTTATATATTCAACGCTTTTCCCATTGGTCTGATGCGCTGGAACTAAATTAATTGGTCCAGCCCAATTCCTAGCCGTGCGAGTTGAACCAATATCAACCGTATATAGTTCAATGGCTGCATCACTTTTGAAACTCATGATGTAAAACCTCTGGCTTGTTTAATCAGCTCCGCTTGTAAGTTTTGAGGTCTGTTATAAGAATTATCTGAACCTTGAAAACCATCATAAGGGAAATCAGGAGTACCCTCATAAAAATCATCGTCTAAAGGCCCGCCTCCACTATCTGCATACTTATCAAGGAAATCCTCGTATTCATTAATAACTGGACCTACAAAGCTGTCATAATCACTACCAGCAGCTCGCATCACCTGAAGTTGTTGTGATGAAAAACCAGATTTGGCATTCCATGCCAGCGGTACTTCGCCGAATCCATCAAAAACATCAATAGTTGATGCATAACCATCGTTGTCAGGATCATCATCAAGCTCGAAATATCCGCTTGCTTGTGAATTAGATGTAAACGCCCGTACATTGGTATACAAGGTATCAACACCAGTATCCCCTGCTCGCGGTGTATATTCCAACACGTCATCAGCTACTAAATAATTTAAGTCTCCTTCATCATCTTCTTCCAAAACGTAAGCATCGTTTGACAACGGAGATCCAAATGTGAGTATGTTCTCATCTCTTCCGTCATCTGGAACTTGTACATATCTAATTCCTGAACCAGACCTTCTAGTCGGATTGACATCATTAAAGGTCTTGGTGAAATCATATACAGATAACCCACTGCGTAACTGTGAATATTTAATCTCTACAGGGCCTTTACCCCCAACACTGTTACCGCCATTTAAGTCCTTGAACATATCCCTGCGCCTTTCATACCAATCTTCTTCTGCTTGATCGATACGTTCCGCAGCTTGCTTTAAAGGGCCGAAAAAGGCATTTGCCGGATCTAAACCAGCATCACTGACCTTATCGTCGTAATAACGTCCCATTTTAAAAATTAGCCTGAGAAAGCTTCCTTAAGTGTAAACTCAAACCTGTACTTATCAGACGCGGGGATATATGAAATTGTGTATTTATTATCCATCACACGAAACCTGACTGTCTCACCAACAATATACGGAGGAAAACCAACACCCGCTGGAACTAGAAAGAAGTCGCCAGCACACACCTGATCTAAGTTGTTCTTGAATGCAAGCGAATCATCAACACCAAATGGAATGGTTGTAATGTTGTATTCACGCACTTTTGTATTAATACCGTCTGGAGCTACTTGTTCATACCCATCTCCAAACCCAAATTTTCTTATTCGGTGTGACGTGCTTTCTTCAACACCTAAAATAAGATCAATCACAAAGTTTATATCAGCCATGTTTAACGTGCTGAAGATAGAAGACCGCCAGAACGCCGCTCGTCCATAATTACCTTCCGAACTGCAGTATCAATTGCTTTGCCAAGTTTAGCGGGGCCGTTGGGATCAGAGTCGCTACTACTGCCGTCATTAGTGACGTTGACAGTGACATTGCTATTAACATTCCCTCCTGAAGCGCCTCGCATATCGACTGGAATAGCCTTGCCATTGGGTAGCGGTACAACGGCTTCATTCATTCCTCCTTCCCCGATCAGGGCCGCTGTGGGGCCATTAACAATTCCACCTTTGGCAAATTCCTCGAAAATATTGCCGCCATTAATTGGCATGTCAGTGTTCCACTCGACAGCCCCTCCACCAGCAATAGCACTAGCCTGTGCGGGTGACGCTCCCATCGTGAGACCATCTGTCGCAGACGCCCCCGCTGAGGCTCCACCGCCACCAAACGCTCCAATCGCCGTTTTAAGTAATTTGATAATGATTAGCTTGGCTATCATTTGCGCGGCCATTTTCAAGAAAGCTTGACCAACTGATTTAAAGAAATTATGGAATGCCTCTGTGGCAGTCATCGTGCCATTTACAAGCCCCATAATTGCAGATGAAATGCCTTGCTCAATGGTTCCAGCAATTTCTGCTATTCGACCTTGGGTATCATTTAAATATTCCTGAGCGCCGCTGATGTATTCCTGTAGAGCGCCACTATTAGCTAGTTGAGCTTCAGTCAAGCCATTAACAGCCTCCCTCTCTGCGTTATAGGCTTCTGTGTGTCTGGCGATCATCGCAAGGGCGTACTCGTCAGTTACCAGTCCTTGTTCTTTCATCTCGTTAATTCCAGCAATCCTTTCGAGCTGTCTTTGATCAATTTCAGCTTTTTGTACGGCCCCTTCCAGTGCAAGGCCGCTGAAACCTTCCATTTCCAAACGGTTACGGATTCTGAGCAGTTCTGCTTGTTTTTGCAGATTTTCAGATGCTTCTTTGGATGCTTGCGTTGATGAGAAAAAGCTTTGTAATGCATTCGCTCCTTGCAGGTTTGGTAAAGACTCCTGAAAGGCTCCCGATCGTGCTTGAGCCCCGTCTAGCTTTTCTCTGGCTTCATCTACAGCTCCCTGCGCCCTGACTGCGTCGTTACCACCCGCAGACGCGGCCAGACGTGCTTCTGCAGCCTCCAATTCTGACTGGGCACGTTTTACGTCTTCAATGAACTTTTGCCCGCGACTATCAAGCTGGCGGTTCTGCAAGATATACGTATTCAGTATCCCAATCTGAGCTGCTTTTTCTCCCGCAAATTGCTGCTGAGTCACACTCAGGCGATGTCGGAATACCTCATCCAGCAGGCTTATTTGCAGCCTGGCAAGCTTACGGGCTTCGGCTGCTTGAATCTTGGCCAGACGACGGGCTGCATCTGCTGCGGTATTGGCACCACCCGTTTTACTGCCGCCACCAGATCCAGAGCGATTCTTCTGTAGGTCTGCTGAAGTCACCATCTTATCTCGAGTGATGGTGCCTTCTTTCTTGCCTTTAAGTGACTCCAGACGGGCTAGTCCTGCGTCACGTCGATCTCTTGCTTGAGTGAATGCGGTAAGTTTTCGGCCACCTCTATCACCTTTTTTTCCTGTGATACTTCCGTCTTCAGCGATATTTACTGAATCTTTCAGTTCCTCCATGCGAGCATTTTCTTTAGCAACCTCTTTTGTCGCCTTATTGATCGCACCCTCAGTACCTACACCCAGGAAATTAGAAAGTGCGACAATAGCCTGATTGATATATCCAACTATTTCTGAGAATACTTTCTGGAACTCAGCCCCTAAAGGCTGCAAGAACATACCAATATTGCGCTGCAGTTCTTTTAGGTTGTTATCAAGACGTAGACCCGCTTCAGCACTTGAATTACCGATCGCTTTAGCATCTTCACCAAACTGATCAAATAGACCCTTAGAGAAATTAACAAACTCCTCAACTGAGATAATTCCTTCTTCTAAACCTTTATCAAGTTCTGCAGTTGTACGCCCCATCGACTTGGCAAATAGCGCCACTGCACCAGGCAAACGCTCACCAATTTGCCCCCTTAATTCTTCAGCAGAGACCTTACCTTTGCCGAATACTTGAGTAGCAGCAAGCATAATACCGTTTGCTTGATCTTGCGAACCTCCTAAAGCTTTGTTTGCTGCAATCAGTCCTTTAAAGGACTGTGAAATATCATTAGACTCAACACCTGTAGCTTTTGCAGATGCAGCAAACCTAGTAAATGCTGCAGTAGCTGTATTAAACGGGACGTTGAAATCCTTGACGACCTCTTTAATCGTCACCATGCCTTGGGCTGCTTCCTCAGCACCTAGGGTTCCTACTAAGGCGAGACGTAGCTTCTGAGTTTCGGCAGCGGCTTTAGCGGCATCACTGGCGTACCGAGCCGTGGCTTTGGCGAAGTCCCCTATTAACTGGATCGCTCTGCCTGCTAACGCTGCTGCAATGCCTGCAATACCTCCAGCCATGGCTGCGCCTGCCATTCCGGCACCATTCGCTGCACCCGAAAAAGCACTTCCTACCCCTGCACGACGGCCTGTGTTTCCCCTGAACCCTCTTTGCGGAGCTGCAGGACCGATCGGCTTGCTGTATTGAGTCGAACCCAGCCTTGACTGAATATTTGCAACATCTTTTAGTTCTTTCTCTAGACGTTGAGCATTACCTATACCTCGACTTAACGCACCGTTTAAACGTACATGGGTCGCCGTCAGACGTGCCACTCTGACATCGACAGCAGCAGTATCTAATCCAGCTTTGTTTAAGGCTAGCTGCTCACTCTTAGATTTACGAAGCTCGCTAGATACTCTATTGAGTAAGAGTATGCGTTCTTTTGTCCGGCGGTTCTGTGCTGCTAAGTCCGCTTCAGCCTTTTTCGGGTTAGCCGCGACTTGCGCTGTACGGAATTGCCCCGCTGAAATTTTTGATAAACGACTCAGTGCTTGTGCATATTTATTGACTTGCTGTTCGGAAGATTTTAAAGCGTCTTTTGCATTTTTTGCCTCAGTACGCAGCTCCTTGAAAAACTGCGCGTCTTTTGTGCGGTCAGCAATATTAGGGAAATTTTTGACAGCATCCGCAAGGACACTATATCTACGATGTGTTCTATCAACCTCTTTAGCTGCAGCCTTTAAGGCGGCACGCTGATCTGTTGTTCCAGCTACTAAATCACTGGTTAGTTTTGACGCAACCTTAGAAGCTTCTTTCAGCTCACGACGGTATTGCTTAGCGTCAACTTGCAGTGTATATGTATACCTACCTTGTTCAGCCACAAAAACTTTAGCGCCGTAATTTTAGTTTATCGGTTATGTGGTAATTACTTTATTTAATGCGGCGATCACAGATATAGGCAGCTTGCGTCGAGCAATGAGTTTCTTCATAATTTCCTTTGTCTCTAAAAGATTTTTATTGGCTTCTTCATTTAATGGGAACGGTAAAAGCTCATCAATTGGTGTTTCAGTACCCTTATTGCCTCCAAAACTCTTGGCAATTGATATGATAATTCCCGCAAGCCGAGCGGTTGAAATTGAATAGATATTTGCTATTCGCTTATCCCTGTCTCCAGCTAGACGAATAATCTCATATATCAGCTTCAATGGTAGGCGCATAAAGCCCTCCAAAGAAATATCACTCCCGGCTGGGGAGGCACGGAACTCCGTGTATGCCATCAATAAATCGATCTCCGAGGTAGCCAGATACTCACGCAAAAACAGAATGCGCTGACTGACCACCTCGTTGGTTAGTTTCCCTCAGAAGCCTCGGGCTCTTCGTCCTCTGTAGGCCAGCCATTACGCTCCCACTCGACAAATTGATAGATCTGGTCAAGCAGGCGACTGGGCATCTCGCGGGTATCCTCTAGTTCCCAATCCGTTAGCTGAACCCACTTGCTCTTTTCTTTTAGTTCAGCGCGATATCGCATAAACAGAGACACAGTCAATATCTTCTGTTCACTGACTGACTGTCCTTGAGTTTGGATATCCGCCAGCTCATCGACATAGTCGTACAGAAGCTCCTGGTTTTCGTTTACGTCACCGAGCGCATCCAAAGCCTCTTGAATGGGGATCTCCTTTCGCTCCGCAACGTCTTTAGCAATCTTGAGCAGCGCGTAGGTATTTTTGGCCTGCTTTCGCGCTAAATCTTCAATTCCTTCGATTTCGCCTGCAACCAAGTCCTTGTAGATTGGAAAGCGAAATGGTTTGATGTCGTAATACTCTTTTTGGCCGAAAAAGATTTTTGAATACTTGCTCATGAAACAATGTAAAAAGAAGTATCTGCAGCCACCAGCTCATGGAGTTGGTTGGCAGCATTTTCAGGGATTTCTACAGTCAAACTAACACCTTCTTCTGAAATGAGTTTCATCGGAGAGCTGGAAGAAGGGGCCAGAAAAACTGCCCCCACTTCAAGTAATTCTCCCTTAGCTCTGCAGTTGATGAAGTAAGACTGCTTATCAGATGAAGTAAGCAGATCAGCTTGCATCAGGCGTAAACATCAATTTCAGATGTACTATTGTTCAGAGTACCGACGAAGATTTCGCCTCTACTTTGAAAGGTCCAAGAATATTCGATCAAACCATCACTAGGCGCTGCTTCTGATACATCGGTCACACATGCTTGGAATGCGCGGACGAAATACAAGAAGTTGGAGCTGGCATCTTGGCCAAGCAAGGTCAACATCTCAACGAAAATTTCAACGTCGGGATCTGATTCTGCATTCAGGACCAATGTCAATGTGGGGTCAACGTCCCCTTGGGCAGCACCGGAACCATCAAGACTATTGATAAAGAAGCTGGTACATGCAAGCTCACCAGCTTGGGTGACACCAACAGAATCCCTATAGCCGCTGTCACCCAAAAGAAAGAATTCTTGGGATGCAGGGGAGGGACTGAATTCCGCTTGCGTCAGACCCTTAAAATTCAGCATCGACGCACCAGAAGGACTGGTATACGCGCCGCTGATAATGCCACTACCATCGCTGGCAGGGCTTAAACGGGTGCCGCCTGGATCAGCGATCCGCAAGATGCGGTCCCTGCCTTTTGCAAACGCACCACCTGGAAGTTGTGCCATTAGTTTATCTCACTAAGGATTGAGTAATCGGGGATTTGAATTTTCAATGTTTCAAACGAGATATCGGTCTGAGGTGAATACACCACATTCGTAATATCAGGAAAAACACGGAAAAGAAGCAGCCTTGGACTTTCTAATGTGACGGCCTCGTCAAAAGATGTCAGGGTTACCGTCCATAATTTGTTCAGGAATACCGCCTTAGACAAAGTTGGAGAATTCCTGGCGTCTGGAACCTCATCAATCACACATTCGATGCCATTGACAGTCCAGTCTTTAGGAATTTGCTGCGAGCCCCGTACCCAAAGGGCGGGGATTTGAGAATCATTGGGTAGTACATAAGTCCCCAACAGTGACCCTATTGTGGAATCAACGATGGAGCGTATTTGAGTGACACTAGCCATTCAACTCTCTCCTCAGTATATCTGCAAAAAATCTAGAAAGCTTAATGCGTTCTTCTGCAGTTTTTGTCCATCTACGTGCAGGGTAACTACCGCCACCTTTTAATTTTTTGGCACCATCATGTACAAGTGCTGAGTAATCTACATTCCATGTCCAGGTAACACTATCTCTGGTGGTTTGTTCACGGGTTTGACTATTTTTTAGGTCTGCAGTGTCGACAATGTTTCGAGGACTGTCAACGGGAGGGCCTACCTTCCTGACTGTTGTCCTAGGCCAGGGCCAAATGTTTGATTCAATCTCTGTCGTAAATTGCTTGTCCAGCTTTTCGGACACCTCATCAAGAGCATTTTTGATTACCAAGTCTGCTTGGCTTGAAAGGTCTTTAGGTTGCGGCCCCCTAAATCTAGAATTAGCCATAACTAACCAGCCCTGCCGACTTGTTCAAATACACCCGAAAACTCTTGAAATTGAGTCTTGCGGGCGAAGGGCAAAATGTTTGTGCCCAAATCTAAGATACGAACAGTTCCATTCACACCATTGATGGTTGCGGCGGCTTCCATTCCGATAGCAATCTTGTCGCTAAAGATTGCAGGGGATAACAATTTACCGGAACAAGATATGCTGACCTTGTTCACACCTTGATTCTGCTCTTCAAACACACCCCTAAGCTGGATATTACAAATATATGTTTCTGATATATTATTTTGAAAAGAGTTTCCGGTTGTTGGATCAAACGAAAACGATCCATACACCTGAAAGACTAGTTCGGCGTTATCGAATGGAGAATATGCGCCCATCAGAAACAGAAACCTGTCAGCTCGACAAGCCCCTCACGCAAAAATAAATAGGTGGCCCCATATTGAGTGTCGGCCAGTGTGTACCCCGCAGCACCTACATATTTGGTTGTTCTGGGCGAGTTGGCTACACCAATTTGAGAACCGATGGCTTGGGTACGACCACTAAGGAGATGCGCGGTGAAGTAATTCACAGCATCGTCATATTGGTCGCCCCAAATATCAGCGTCGTTTAGACGCTGTGCCTCTTCAATGGTCGACGTGATGACAGCAGTCTCCTGGTTTGCAAACTCAGGAAATCTCAACAAGAAACTTGCGCTGTCAACAGCCATTAACCTTCTCCTTCAGTAATTGCTTTGATTCGTTTTTGAATCGCATTCTTGATACGGACACGGTTCTCAGCGAAGTCAAACTCCTTGAGCATGTCAATATCAAACGTT